AATAGTCATAGAATATTTGTCGCCGTTCATACGCTTGAGTGTATTCCAATTGATACTTGCTCTTACGTGTCCAGGCATATTAGCCTTGCCTGCTTTCTTTTCCTTGGCTTCGTATTCAGTAATCTTATTTGCACGTTTAGGAGACCCTTTCTCCCAACCTGGGCGTGCTTTAAATTCAGTTCTAAATTCAGTTATGTAATCAAGCACACGTTCTCTTTCCTGTCCTTCTAGTACCTGTTCTAGTACTTTGCTTAGGAAATCCTGAATGACAACAGGAGTATCCGAACGTTTGAGATCAAGTCCCATTGCTTTAATTTTACCGGGTTTGCCTTCTATATCTGTTCTAAATCCTTCAATATCATAATAAAGAACTGCATAACGTTTCTTTGTAATAAACAAGCCTTTGCTCGCTACAATTTCTCTAGCAGCCGCAATAACTTCTGAACGCTTCTTTGGACAATGAAACGCATCATTCATGAACTTGCCAAATGTAGCATTTGTGGTTTCGCCAATAGTATCATAAAGTTCGATGACACTATCCCTGGACCAAGGAATGGTACCTGCTTCGATATCCTTTTTTAGTGTACTGTATGCACTAAAGTAAGTAGAATCTGTATCACCATAGACAATTGCCTTGCCTGTATGATCATACTCTCCGGTTACAATTTCATTGATCTTAGCGGCCATGTGTTTTGTAATCGAACGTCCAGTTAGCGTAACTGATTGACCAATTCTGTTGTCAAAGAACCTACAGCCTGGATTTAGAATAGCACCATACAAACTGTTAAGCAAAATCTTCTTAACTAACTGTCGCTTTGCCCAGTATTCTTCCTCAATCTTGTTACCTGCGTTCTGACTTTCTTTTTGTTTGGCCTGCATTTCCTTACGTTCTTTATACCAACGTGCAAGTAGTCCTGGTATGATACCTTCCTTTTCATAAGTGAAGATAGTACCATTAGCACTGAGCATCCATGGTTGATTACTATCATGTATTAAATCATAAATTTGTGCGGCACTTAATGTATCGTTGTCTCCGTTTTCCCAGTCAATGGTAATTTGCCTACCAATTTCTTTTTCCATTACGCTTGAATATTCAACACTACCAAACATACCTTCCCATGCTGCCGCAAATGATTTGCCTTTGGCCATCTGTGTATCAATGTGTGCTCTTGTGCCGTCTTGTCGTAGTTGTCCTACCACAGTCTCAGGACCCATGTTCAACGCACGAATAACGGAAGGATACAGTGAGTTCAAGTCAACTGAACCAATCCACTCATGAATTCCCTTCTTGGGATATGCAACATAAGCACCTGCCGCAGGCTCACTGCCCGGTTCACGCTTAACACGATTGGGTACAATCATGCCACGTCTGTGTGCTTCGTTGATAATGCCCTGTTCCGTAACAGCAACAGCACCCATTGTTGTTGAAATAAGAACTGTGTTTTCGTGTGCAATTGTGTTTGCGAGATCAATGAACTTTAGTTTCTTATCAAGTTTATCCAACAGCGCAGTATCCTGCCTATTATATTCAATAAACGTTCTAAAGTCATTGTTGTATAATGCATCAAGAGACCCTTCATATACGGTTTTCTTCTCTCCGATTTCAAGTTCGCCAATAGCATCAAGTCTGTATGTGTGGCGTTCTTCATAGTTGTATTTTCTATAAAGTTCCAAACTATCAATATGAACTCGACCAACTAGATCGTATGTCTGTGATTCCTTGCCAAACTTTTCATAGGTTCTTTTCTTAGGATATTGATTCCATAAACAAAAACGTCTTGTGTCCTCCTTGGACAACACCTTAGTTACACGATTGACAGTGTAAGGAATATCATAACCTTCACTGTTCCAACCACTTAGCACATCAGCATCCTGTATCAAATCAAGGAATGCATCAAGCATGTCTGCTTCGTTGTTGTAAAGTATTGTATTTGGAATTCCTTCAATTGCTTTTTGTGCTTCAGCCATACTCAGTGTCTTAGGAGGTATTGCTAAACAAATTAGTTCTTCCATCCACTGTAAGTGAACAGCAATTGATGTAATGGGCATAAACGCATCTTCGGGTGATGCATAACCACGCTCCGGATCAAAGTCAACTTCAATATCGAAGAACGCAACATTTAGTTTCGGTGCATCGATGTTTAAATAGTTGTCTTCTAAACAACGATAAACTGGATTGATATCGCTCTCATATAATTTTTTGTTGGAGTGTATCGCAAGTTCCTTGCGCAGTTCCTTGATATTCTTTGCTGTTACACGCTGTAAAGGGTCGCCAAAGATTGATTGATGCTTGCCTCTAGCGTCCTTGTAATAGAATATGTGTCGTGGCTGATATTCGGTATAGGTTCGTTTACCATTTTTTCTTTCTACGATTCGAATTATATCTTCGTTGCGATCATAGAATGCATCTACGTAACTCATTTTTTCTCCTTGTATGCAATTTTAGGCTTGCAAATACCAAACAGTCCTTTAGTGGCGGACATACCTTCTTCGTTATTATATATCCTTGTGTGCAATCACGCAAGATAAAACAGGGCGATTCCGCCCAAACCTACAACTGTCAAAACACCATTTGTGACAATTAGTGCAGGTTCCTTCCACATGAATGAAACAATCAGCCAAACAATACCACCCGCTGCTAATAGTGCTGGCCCTAGTGGATATAGATTAGGAAATGTAGCATTAACGAATGTTCCTATGATTAGGATTACGGTTGCTACCCATTTTAATACTGTATCAATTTTCATTTATTTTTTCTTCAATTGGAGCCACAACTGAATCAGTTTCAACTGATCCTTGAACGCTTTCTTCATCTTGTGTTTCACTAGATGCTTCAATTCCTTCTTCTGTGTCTTGGCTATCTTCTGTTCGGTTGTCTTCATCTTCTACAATCTCATTTGGTTTTAGCATAGGAATTCCGCATCTATCAAACCATCTGCCATCATCAGTTACAAAACAGTGTGATTTAAAGTTGCTGCCATCAATACCTTTGAGTATTAATTGTTTCTTGTGTATCTTGCCTGTGTATGTTGTGTAGTCTGCCTGCACCAATCTTAAATCTCCACCACTTGCAGGACTGCCGTATATTCTGTCAGTCGGCTCTCCATTTAGTCCTATGTGGTTTGAAACCACGGTATACTTATTTGACTCCATTTTGCTTATCTATTTCTTCTTTAATGTGCTGTAATTCCTTAGGAACTTTCCAACCAAATACTGATGCAAGATGTACTCCGCTATTTTCATATAGGACAGCCTTTGTACCCCTCTTCATGCCAAACCCATAACCACCCTTTGTCTTGGTATGAATTTTTGGATCGTAGTGTGAATGATTTGAGTAGTTCGTCATTTCTTTATTCTGCCTTTTTGTAAGTCCGTTACTTTTGCTTCTCTTTCTTGGCATTAAACTCTATAGTCAAACCACAATCTATCTTCTAGCATCTTGTGGATCTTTCTTTGTGTTTCAGTTAAACCCTTGAAGGTTTTTTTATTGTTTAATCTTTCGTACCAAGTTTCCAGTTCGTTATAACTTAAATTCTGCACAATTAATTTAATATTTCTTAGCATACAGTCTTATAATAACACAGGACTAGATGTTTGTCAAGTGGGATTTTTAACTTCTTCTGCCTTTCCTTTTTCGGAGCAGAGTGGGCAGGTATATTCTCTGCTATCAATTTTGAATTTTTCTTCCATAGTAGGCATGGTCCAATAGAACCCACAGTTGTTACAGGTTATGTGCCATATAGTTTCTTTTTGAGTTTTAAACATTACCACCAATTGCTCGCTATACCGAACCCAAAAACGTTAACAATGCTAAAATAGAATGTTAGCATCATTACCCAGGCTGCACCTCGTCTGTATGCAGCATAGCACTGTGTAATGCTACCGATGAAAAAATTAGGATACACGATTAGCATGTTTGGGTCACGTGCATTAAATGCCAGTGTAAGGCTTGCACCTACTGTGAATATGAAACTTACAAGTTCAAATGCAAATGCAATTTTATCGCTTTGGTAACTTTTAATCCAAAAGTTTTTAATTTGTTCCAAATTATTCACCACTCGGTGTTTTGTCGCCTGGAAGGTTTTTTGTGATTCCTAAGATGCTTTCAATTTCATCCCATTCTTCTTCATGCTTGGCCCAATCACCCTTGTGTGCAATCTTAATTGCCTTGTTGATTGTGCTTGGTTTAATTTGAAGTTCTTCTGCTACTGCTTTTACAGTATCCTTTAGTCCTTCGTTTAGATCCTCTACTTCACGAAGAACGTTTGATCCTTCGCTAATTAGTCTTTCTAGTTTTGCTTTTTCTTCTGGTCCGTAACTTCTTGACATATGTTTTTCTCCTAGGTTTTAATTATTATATATGTTTTACTGTTTATTGTCAACACCTAGTTGTAAAATTTCCAACCATTTTGTGACACCATACTCATTATGAATTCTTTTTCTCTTGTGTAATCGTGCTGTCCTTTGTTTCTCTTTTCATAGAATGTCTTGGTTTTCTTAAAGTCAAACCCAAAAATACTAACTTCTGTGTTACTAGAATCGTGCAAATAGTATAGAATTTGTATTCCTGTTGATGGTGGTGCATCCAATTCTTTTTCTAAATGGAGTGACTGTGATAATGGTAATTTAAAGATTTTAGTATTGAACGCTACCTTTTTTATCTTGTACTCCAATTCCTGTTTGGTAGGAGTGAATATGAGTGTATGGAATTTAGGATCTTCCTTATTGTATTTCTCAAAGGTATTAATTTCGCTTGACGCCAAATAATCCCATCTCGATCCTTGGCACTTAGTGTCGATTATATCAGCCCTATTAAACCTAATTGTAGGATACAAAT